TTTCATTTGTCCTAGTGATCTTGCGCAGTATGATTTTCTGCGATTAGCAGCTTTTGATCCTGGTTTCACTTTTCCAGTCACGGCTGTTTTTAGTTTAGAACCGGGATTTTTTCTTCTATAGGCCATGACCCCGGCTTGAGTCATACCTGCTCCAGACTTTGTAGGTCTAAAGTTTTTTTTATTTCTAGCTGGCATTCCGCCTTTTGCTAGCTTTGTTCTAACTGAATAATCTTTTCTCATGGAAGTATTTTCTTTCCATAATATTTTGCTAAACTAGGATTTGAAACTTTTACTCCACCTAAATCTCCAGAGATATAACTACCTCTATAATTTCTTTGAGCTTGTCTGATCATACTATTACCTACAGCTCCACCTTTAGCTTTTTTAGTTCTTTTTGTAAAAGTTGCAACGTTAGTAGGTTTGCCGCCTGGATTACCGGCTGCTCTTTTTCTGCTGACAGCAGATGCCTTTTGTGAGCTTGTCATCCGTGTGGCTTTTGCAAGTGGTACGCATTTCGGATATTTTCTTTTGCTTCCCTTCGATCTCCCGCACGGCTGATATTTTCCGTTCTTCTTCGGAGCTCCAATGTCCACCCATTTCTCTTGAACCCATTTGCGTAAACCCATTATCTGATTTCACAACCTTGACCTTTGATCAAGCCGCCTTTAGCTTTTTTATTTCTTTTACCGCCTGGTGTTATTTTACCAGAGCAAACTCCTGATGCGTACATATTAGCATATGCGCTTGGGTACACCTTAAATTTTCTTTTCGCCGCTGCTTTACCTTTTGCACAAAGTTTAGCCATTTACTACCTCTACACAATCAGGACATCTAAATTTATATTTAGGATGATTATCACAATGTCCAACTTTAATCTTTGCAACAACTGCAGAAGATTTTTTAAAACTGAATAAACTTTTTATCCAGTTCCACATTATCTAACCTTGCCACCCTTTTTCATAAAGCCCATTTTGTTTCGAACTTTAGTTGGTAACTTAGCTAAGCCTGGGTTTTTATTTTTATCTACAGGTTTCATTGCTGATCCACCGTCTTTTAATTTAGAAACACCACCAGCTGCTGCTATTTTATCTAAACCTCTTCTAAAGATTTTCTTATCTCTATCTGATTTAGCCATAGCTTCTGCTGCACTTGCATCTCCTGTTTTAAGAGACGTACCTTTTTTAGCAAAGTATTTGTCTACTGCATCTCTTGTATCTTTTTTCTTAGCGGCTGGTTTTTTTCTAAAACCTTTAGCTGCTAAAACAGCTGCACCTATTCCTGCTGCTGCCTTACCGACTTTTTTTAAGAAGCCACCTTTTTTAAGAGCTACTCTTGGGTTAGCTACTTGTGTGTTATATAGTCTGTTTGCCATTATTTTTTTACTCCTTTAAATATTTGTGTTCCTTTTATACCATAAATACTTGCAACTACAAGTATCCATAAATTTGTAAACCATTTCGGAAGTTCTGAGAACATTTCAAAAAATAGTTTTACCTTGTCCATCGCTCCCGGGTCGTCCGATACCACTGCCCAGGCCAAAATTGCGATCGGCGTTGACAATATTATGAGAACTGCCTCGTCCTTCCAGTCAGATTGTCTAGCTTCTAATAATTTACCTTGGTAAGCTTCTTCACCACGGGCCATTTTTGATGCATGCATAAGCTGTGCATCAGACATTGCCATCTTCGTCTTCTGCTTGTTAGCATAAATTTTACTACCAGCAGAAACGGCTAATTTAATTGCCGAGAACCACATAGGTTAATACCAAGTTGCTGTTTTTTTCTTTTCCGGTAACATTCTTCTAGTTCCTCTAACTTTTTCCTTATCTCCTGTAGGAATTCCGTTAAAAGCACCATCAGCAGTTGACTTAGATCTAGGATCTATCTCAACATTCTGAGAAGGTATTGCTACTTTTTTAGATTTTTTATAGTTCATCATAAATTATCTCCGTTTTTATATTGTTTTAACTTTTTTATTTGATTTTGTCATGCTTTTTCTTACTAATCGTCTATTTCTACGACAGCAGACTGAACTCCTGATTTAGCAAGGGAAACTCCCGCTCTTAATTTAGCCAAATCTTCGTTCTGTTCTAGTTTATCCTCTGAAATATCTTTAGCTTGCATTAATTTAGCTCTATCTAATTCAGCTTTAGACTCATCCGCTTCTCTCTTACGCTCATTTTCCATAGCTCTAAGATCAACTTCTCTAGATTTTAACTTCAATAAAGGATCTGAATCAAATTGTGATGTAATTTTCTTCTCTTCCTTCATAAACTCTTCAGTCATTTCTGCAATTAAGATAGCTTTTCTTGATTCTATTTTTTGAGTTATCATTTGAATCTGTTGGCCTATCTGAGGATTCATTTGAGCTTGTTGTTGCATCATCATCATTTGTTGCATTTGTTCTCTAAACTCTAATTGAACTTGTTCTTGAGCCATTAGAGAAATATGTTCTAAAATATTTTTCTGAATAGATGCCATGATAGCAGGATTATTTCTAACCATGTTTGTAGACATGAAATTTAAGTGAGATGTAATGTGTGCTCTATGATCTTGGCCTGTGAAAGCTTGAAAAGGTTTAGCTGCCATTGCATCAATGTGCTCTAAGCTTGGATCTTTTGGTGCTGGTGGCGGAGGCGGAGGTAAAATCTGATCTATATTTTTAACTCCTAATGCATTGTACATATTTCTATACACGGCATATAAATTATGAATCTGTGGACTTGATGTTGCTAATTGTAATTCGGTTTGAGCCAAAGTAATTCTTTGAGACATAGAAAAAATATTTGGATCAGCTACAGGTAAAATATCTACTCTGTCATCAAAGTCTAATTGTTTAATTTGTCTTTGCCCACCTACAACATCGTAAGGATAATTTGGTGGAAGATAAGTTGCAATAACTTTTCCTAGTAATTTAAATTCTTGTTTAAGTGCTGTGTATAATCTTTTGTGAATTGCAGACATCACTTTAGATCCTCGCTCAAGAAGAGCAATCGTTGTACCTACTGCAGCGTTTGAATTACCTTCACCCACTTGCATTTCAGAAATAGATGCAAATCTTTGACCTGCTTGAACTACGATACCCATCAATTGTAATAAAGTCTGTGATGGTTCTTTGTAAGGTAAAGGATAGAAAGCATCTCTTAATGATCCACCAGGTGCATCTACATCTTTAAATTCACCGGGCTGAATAGGAGCTGCTTCGTCTCTAACTCTTACACCTCTTTGTTTAAATCCTGCAGGTAGATTGGAGAGCGTACCTGCATCTAGTAATTGACGTAAGGCTGAAGTTGCCGTTCGTGATAAACCGCCAATCATATGTATTAATCCAAAACCATAAAAGCCAAGTCCTGGTAAAAATTTAAAATGAACAAAGTATTGAGTTTTATTTTTCTTTGGATCTTCTGCTTTGTAATTTCTTCTAATAGATAAAATTTTACTTGATGTCTCATCAATAGTTACAATGTAAGGAAGTTTAATTCCTGTTGGCTCGCCATCAGGACCCATATCTTCAAAACCTTCTAAATCTAAATTAACATGACATTCTAATAACGTGTACATGTCTTCAGGTTTTCCTGATTTTCTAGACCCTTCAAGTTCTCTTTCTTTTTGTTCTAATTTATTTTCAATGTCTGCAGGTTGTCCTAATTCAATATCTTTATAAAAACCTACCACTTGTTGTTTTCTTAAATCATTTCCTGAAATTTTAATTCGATGAATAATTGCTTCCGCATCGTCTAATGAGGTAGCCGTGTACGGAACAATTAAATCATCTGCAGGGACAAACTTTGAAACAGCTCGTCCTAGTAAATCGTCATAGTAAACTTTTTTAAATGCAGAACCTGCTAAAGGTAAATGAAATAACATTTGATCAAACTCAGGTTCATACTCTTGCATCTGATCCATGATCTGATAGTTCATGAAATCTTTTACACGTTGAGCTTGTTGTTCTTTCATCGGGTTTACTGCACCAAGGATCTGGGTTCTTACTGGACCATCACTTGGTAATAATTCTTTATACGCCATCGCTTGAAACTGTGTCACCGCTTCAGCTAATACAGGATGTGTTGCACCTGATGAACCTTGAAAAGGTTCTGTTCTGTTTTCGTATTTAAATCCTAATAAATCTAATCCGCTTGTGTAAGCTTGTTCCCAATCTTTTCTAGACATTTTGTAATCATTGTAATTGCCTCTAAGCTCATTGCCTATCGGTTCTAAAATATCATCGGGTAATAAATCTGCTAAGTTATCAAAATGGTTTTCTGTTCCAGGAATGTTAATCGCACCAGGTTCAAAATCTATGGTTGCGCCACCATCTTCTTCAGGGACAACTTCTACTGGACCTTTTTCAGGTACAATTTCTTCAACGTTAATCTCTTGCGAAATTTCTTCTTCGCCAGGAATTTTAATTTCTGTTCTTACTTCGTTCGGAAGTGACTTGTCTATGTCTGCCATTATTTGTTTTCTCCAATCTTACCGTTCTAACTTGTTTTAAGGGAATATTCAAGCCCTGAGGCGTGGGCCCTGATTTAGGTGGTATGGTTCTAGTTAGCTTTTTCAATAGTAAATCCGTTTTCGTTTAACCGTATTCTGTTCATCAACATAATCTTCAGGGTGTTGAACAAGACCACCTTGTCTAAATCTCATAATAGCTTGAGTTGTTGAATCCACCAAGTCATCATGGTCGCCATAAGGAAATGCAGCACATTCTTCAATTACTTCTTCTGAGAATTTTTGTTCAGGAGCCCAGATCATTCCAGACTCAAAAAGAGGTGCACATGCATTTACTCTCACATGCTTATCATTTCCTTTGCTCGGTGTAAAGTTAACAACTGGAATATCCATCTTTCTTAATTCATAGGTTAAAGGCAGTCCTGAAGCTTTCGCCTCTACAATCACCGTTTCGGGTTGCCAATACTTATACTGCTCTAAAGCTAAACGTCTTAACTCAGGAAACTCATATCGTCCTTTAATCGCATCAAGGAGTAGAAGATTGGCCCCTGAATCTTGGTCCGGGTAAAAAACTCCCCAGGTTGTAATAGCTGAATAATCGGCCGTTTGTTTTTTCATAAACGCCGTATCGTAAGATTGTATGACATGATGAATTTGTGGAATGTAATCATGTTTCCAAATTCTCCACCACTCACGTTTAAGTAAAGCGCCTTCCTCACTAGTTGGGTTCTGCATCCACTGCGCATTCCATTTAGCAACAGGTAGTGTGGCTTGTACTTTTTCCAACTCATCTAACTTCCAATACTCTGGCCAAACGGGTTTAGCTTTCTCTGATCCATGGTCCATGATTGCTGGAAACTGGACCACTTGCCATTGGTCAGACTTTGCTTCTTTTTGATTCGCTAATAATAAACCTGTTAAATCTTTTTTACTCCACCTTGTCATAACTAAAACAATTTTTCCGCCAGGTTGAAGTCTTTGTCGTGGTCCTGAAGTATACCACTCGTAAGCTGAGTCTAAGGCGATTTTACTTTGAGCATCTTGCTCTGAATGCGGGTCATCAATAATTAAAAGATCTGCGCCCCTTCCGGTAATCGCTCCGCCAACACCGGCTGCGAAATATTCTCCACCAGCAGAAGTTTCCCAACGTCCTGCCGCTTTTGAATCTTCTTGTAATTTTGTTCTAAAAACTTTTTGATATCGTTCTGAGTCGATGAGGTTCTTGGCTTTACGACCGAACCTAACGGCGAGTTCTCCGGTGTGCGTGGCTTGAATGATCTTGAGCTTTGGATCACGGCCCACCATCCATGCGGGTAAAAGGAAAGATGCAAATTCAGATTTAGTATGTCTTGGTGGCATGTTAATGATCAAACGATTTATCTCACCGTTTGCCAATTGATTAAACTTCTTTGCTATATGTCTATGGTGCGACCCTTCAATGAACTCGGGCCATACACATTTAACAAAAGACATGAAATCGCCTTTGGCTTTTCCCTGTATAAGTTTTTCAGAGTGCTTAACTTTTAATCTTAGATATTCCTTTCGAATGTCCAGTGGTAGTTTAGTTATATCTATATTTCGATTCATTTCAAAATTTGCAAAAAATTTTTTAGGCTTCAATTATTTTTTTATAAAAAATTTCTTGGGGTCTTGTTTTTTTTCAAAAGGTTTTTTAGCAGGTATAACTGTATAAATCAATGATATATACATACATTATAACAACCATACTTACGAAAAAGGGGGTCGATTTTTCCAAACGCGCGAATTTCAAAAACCGTCTAGGATCCATAAACAAAAAACCCCGCGCCACTGTTCATGGCGCGGGGCTACTACTTACGAGGGGGTAAGTCTTTATTTTTTAACTAATGTTAATTTAGCTTTTTTAAAACTTTCGTGTAAATCTTTTTGGTGTCGTTCTTTTCTTTTCTGCTCGGCTCTATACTCTTGGTACATGAACCACGCACCACTGATTATTAAACCGCCGATTAATATTTTTAGTTCCATTTTATACCTCGTGTTTCATTGTCGATTGTTTGCTCGTGGGTCTGTCGTTCGCTCATCTTTTTAGCAAGTGCCACCGCCTTTAGTCCGTGTTTATCTAAAAAAGACTTATAAGCCAATTTTCTATAATCACGGATCAAGCCTTTTATATATTTACTGTACATTAATTAAATGCGTTAAAGCATAATCAAGATTGAACCACCTTGATTTGTCTTTATTGAAAAAATGAGGTTCCTTATCTGTATGACTTAGCTCACTTATTCCAACGCTTGCGATTGTCTCTATTTCATATCCTTTAAAATCTAAAGGGTTTTTTTCGTATCTCTCGCCCCAATAAATTTTTTTATCTATTAAACTAAACATGACCGCACAATGAGCCTCGAAAGTTTCAGGGTCGTTCCATGCTCCATCATCATTATTATTGAAACAGAAATTTTTAAGCTCTTGAAGTTTCCCGTTCCAATTCTTTTCGATTATAAGCTCATCATACTTATAAGAGCTTAAATAATCGTCATACTTGTTTGTTATGTTTTGCCCGTATTTCATTTTTTACCTCTTTCTGTTTATTCATAATACTACTGATTTAAAATAATTAATCAAAGGGATTTTATAGGATAAACTGTTCATTATGGGTCGTGTGCCTTGTTTCTGCCACAATTTTAAAACATAACAAATTCATGAAAGGAATAAAAAAATGAGTACAAGATGTAATATAAAAATAAAAAGCGGTTCAACTAATATTTGGTTGTATCGTCATTGTGACGGTTATTTAGCTGAAACAGGATATAACCTAGCTTCAACGCTTGCACATTGTAAAGGGTTTAAAAGTTTTTTAGATAATTTATTAAACCAAAAATATGAGGCGACACTATACAGACCCGCGCAACCCGTTTATGAATTTACGACGGAAGAACACGGCGACATTGAATATTTATATTCTTTTGAATTTGATCGTTCAATGCCTAAAAATGTAAAAGTTATTGTTGAAAGTTGCGCAAATTGGGACGATAGGAAAGTTTTAATTAATACTGAATTTTCTATAACTCCTAAAAACGTAGAAGAAAATTTAAACTTAATTATAAGCGAACATACAAAAGCGCTTAATAAAAGTTTAAAAGTTGCTTGAGCCGTGAGGCTTGAGCCGTGAACCATTGAGGCAAAGTCGGGCAAGTCCCACGCCAATGGTTCGCGGGTCAAGGGTAAGCGTGAGAGATCGCGCCTTGACCCCTGATCCATTGGGCATAGTGAGCGTTCCGGATTAAAAGTCATGCGCCATGCTGAGTGGATCAGGGGTCAAGAAAAGCGCGAACGGCGCGCTTGACCTCATTTTTTACCTTGAGGGTTTTGAGCCGTTAATCACGGCTCAAGGCTCAAGCGCCTAAATTCTCAAGCGTAAGCCCGACTTCATCAAACATCGACGCGCAAGCGGGAAATCCACAGGCGCAAGCGTCGACTTTCATGCCATAACGCGCAAGCGCCATGATACTTGAGCCATGAAACAGGGATATTGAAGAAGTTTTGAGGGTGCACGGGTTGAGGGTCTTGGCCATGATAAAAGTATTTTGCGGGTGTGTTTTATGCCATGCGATTTGATGAGGG